CCTGTAATTCCTTGCTGTTGTCCATCAACTGTAACAGATAATGCATTGTATTGAGATGGTATTAAATTACTGCTAGTCCATTCTTTCACTGATACTAGACTCGATGGATGTATTTTACCCCAATTTGCTAATCTTTGTTCTAGATCTCCTTGTTCGTACCATAAAAATTTCAGTTGCGATGTGTCTAACCAAACTTCTCCAATGTGTTCGTCGTTCCATGCAGAATAATTTGCAGGATCAAAAGGAGTTTTGAATCTAATATTTTCTTCAATCTCAGCAAAGAATAATCCTTTTGCTGGATCTATTCTAGGCATGTCAATTACTTTTTGATTGTTTATCCTTGTGTACATAAAAGTTTTTTGCACCAAGTTTGGATTCATTAAATCATCCTGTGTAATTTTTGCTGTCCAATAATCTGATGTACCTGTCTTTTCATAAAAATACACTTCACCAGCATCGGCTCTAGTTGAACTGTCATTGGCTACTACTTCTACACCTGGTGCTCCCACATACACATTTTGAGTGCTGATTGCTAATGCTTTTCCAAAAGAATCATTTATTGTTGCACCTGCATATGAAAGTGTTTCATTGTGCAAATAAGAAGTGTCATATTTAGAAAACAATTGAACCGATCCGGTGTTGTTAACAGTGGCAGAAAAACTTGTACCACCAGCATCAAACGTTGTTTCATTCAATACAGTTGATCCGTCTTCCATAAATTTATCGAACGTGGTAGATATTGTGTTGTTGCCATTTGCAGAATATACTGCTAAGTTGGTTCCAGATAATGACATCGAAGTACCAAATTGTCCTTCTACTTTTACAGGTTGCGACACAATTTTTTGTGCTCTTTGATACTGCGATATTGTTACTGTTTCCCCAAAAGCAGGAGTACTGGAAAGTGTAACTGTGTTGGTCGATTCATTAACATGATAAGTTGTTGCTGTTGGCGATGATGAATCATCGAATGCCCAGGTGTTTAAGTCTGTACTCACAAGTAGTCTTGTGTATTTTTCAACTGTAAAAGTTGGAACAAATGCAGTGGTTGATCCGTCACCTATGTGTGTACTTGTTTGATTTACAAAGTGATACACAGCGCCTTCATTAGGTTGTGACACAGTCTCTCTAGGCGCACTGATCAATAAATCAGTTCCATCAGTGCTCAATTGAATTGCTGTACCAAATTGAGTATTTGCCTGAGCAGTGTCTTGTCTTAAATTTTCTACTTCAACATATGTGGGTCCTGATTTTTTCCATACAAATACTATGCCTTGATCTGCTAGTGTGCTGTCATCATATTTTTTTACACCCACAGCAATGACTGAACCATCATTTGACATTTCAAGTGTCTCGCCAAATCTTGCTCCAACCTGAGAAAGAGTGTTAGGAGTAAGTGTCTGCCAAAGTTCATATTGTGCTAGGCCTGTTGAATCTGATGCACCTTTTTTGAACACATAAACTTGTCCCGAGTCTGCCAGTGCTGAATCGTCAGGGCCTCCAGGTGCTCCTACAGCTATCCATTCGCCATCTCCAGATATAGCAACTGTTTCACCAAAACGTTCACCTTGCCTAATTTCTGGTGATAGTAAATTTGCTGATATGGCATATTGTTTGTTTGTATCTTGTGTAATTACATTCACAGTACCCTGTGCTGTTCTGTCACCATCAGTAATAACTTTGTCAATGATGGACACCGATGATGAGTCACTTGCATTCAACGTGCTGTCGTCAAAGTTTGTACCACCTGTAACTTTAACATAAAACACATCCTGCGTTGCACCTTCTTCATATCTCATCACTGTGCCGGTTGCTCCAGTGTCTCCACCCACAACTGCTTGACCTCTGCTGAAAGAACGTGTGCTATCCTGTGAAGGTCCTTGTGCTGTCATTTTCACTATGTCTTGTGTGTTGGGTGCCCCAACTAAAATTATTCCACCATCGTCAGTAATAGCAACTGATGTTCCAAATTCATCTGCGGCAGAACCTGTTGTATTTTTTATTCCAGGAACAATTTGAGTATACATTGCAATCGGATCTGTGTCTTTAGGTTTGTTGTATATTAACAATCTTTCAGCACCTTTGGCTGTGACTGCTAAAAATTTTGTGTCNGTTGATAGTGCTAAGTTNCCGCCATATTCTTCATTGTCATTTTTCCTATCTGCAATATCTGTATTAATACCTANNGCATCTTGGAATGTAAATGTACCCAAAGCATCTCTCTGCCACACTTGCCAACTGCCGCCATTGGTTTCATATGCGTTGTCCACATAAACATAATCTCCGGATTGCCATCCTTTGTTTGGTGTTATGTCTTGTAAATTATCAATGTCAGCAGTGCGAACAGTTTGTATTTTTGCAAGATCACCATCTAGATCCGAACTGTCTAGAGTGCCGTCAAAAGTGATTGTGAATTTATATGCAGTGTCAGTAGAATCTAAAGGATCTGCTATTAGATATATTCCGTCTGCTTGAGTGCCAAAATTTAAAATAGCAATATAGTCTCCTGCATTCAATCCATGTTGTTCCTGTGTAGTAAACTGAACTTTGTCATCAAATTGTGTGTATGATAATATTGAATTGTTTAATAAATTTACACGTCTTACGTCCCAACTACCTGTTGGCGTGTTTGCTATCCAAATTGTGCTTCCTTCTTTGAGTGTGCTTACATCTATTAATTCTATGTCGGCTGTGTTAAACACTGTGAAATCAACCTGGTCAAGTTGTGGATACCCCGCTGTACCCATCTTAAGTATATTGCTTGGGTAATTGGATGTATCATATGAATATGCTGTAAATTTTTCACTTGGAATTTCATAAGGTCTCTTGTTGAATTCTTTATTAGCAACATTGATTGTGGACTCCTTGGTCATCCTGTTCAGTATCTGTAATATGATACACCTGTTGTAATTCTGTGTGACTAGCATCAGTGACTGGCCATGCAAATTGATTAGTTGCTCTGTGGCCACCATATTCACCAATTCTTACCATCCATTCTTCATACAAAGAGAAGTTTGCCAATTGTCCAAATTGTGATGGAAGTTTAAATTTTTCAATTACTTGATTAGTACCTTTGTCACGTATAAAACCTTGATACAATTTATATTGCGTTGCTTCTTCAAATCCTAAATTGACTAGGTAATCTCTTTTTTGATATCCTATCAAATGCTGTGCATATCTTTGTTGCTCTGCATCAAAATTTTCTGTATCTAAAGAATAAAAATCTCTAAATGATTCTGCTTTATTATCAAGATTGTTTAATATATCCGACCTTGGTGTTGGTTTGATTGCAAATTGCAATGGATCAAACACGTCAGTTGCTGTATAATTGTTTTTGCTTACATATGTGTCACCTTGATAATTTACAACATCACCAACTTTATAATCAGTGTATGGCGTCCATTCTGTAATTTGTGCTCGGTCAATTATAAAGCCTGGAGAATATAGATCACCTTGCCAATCAGCAGTTTTGAATCCTACCAGTTTTAATCTTTCTTGTCTTGCACCCAATTCAATATCATAGATTACATCTTTAAAGGATGTTTTATTATCTAATATTAATAAATGTTCTTTTTGTACTGTTCTAATATCAGCATTGTAAATTCCATCTTCATTAGGATTTGTTGCAATAACTAATTCGCCATCTGCCCGACTTACTCTTAAATTTTTAGGTATGATAGGCAATCCATCCTGCTGTAACACAGTGTAAAACTTGTCACCCTGCACCAGATCATCACCAATGGATGCTGGTTTAATATGTGTAAGTTGTGAACTAGCAGGAGATACTGACAGAACAGAACCATTGCTCCAGTTTTGTGTGGTCCAAAATAAAATTTCTTTTATTGATAAATCCCAGTCCATTGTAAGACCAAGATCGCCTGAGAATTCATTAAACACAAATCCTATGCTTTGTAGATGACGATCGTATCCGTAAACAAAGTTTGCTAAATCTTGAATTGTTTCATATTCTGTTCCATATGGTACAGTGGTTATGTTTGTGTGATAGTTTGCAAATTTACTTACACTAACTCCACCCTTCAACGGCAACACTGCTCCAATTGCAGACCAATTTTTTTCATTGAATGTGTCACCTGATGCTATTGCATTAAGAGCTCTGTAAAATATTCCAGCATTTCTAACAATCCAGCCTTTGCTATATGAACCACCCGGTTGCCATTCTGAAAAAGAATCAGTTGTTTGTCCAACAGACACACGTGTTGAATCTCGTGAAGTGATAGGCGCATTAATTTTAAATGATCTGTTGAAATTAGAGTATCCACTTACTTTGTATCCACCGGTTGATTTTTCAACAATTACACCTGAATAATTTGAGACCGATGTTGGTGCAGATTTGTGTAACACTAAACTATAATTTTCTTTTGGTGTAAACACAGACTGATTTGACGACAAAGGTGAAAATGACGAAAGTTTTACATCTAAGTTTTGTTTGTTTGAAAATCCTGCTAATTTGTATACTAATTGCACACTTAGGTTTTGCAGTCTTATTTCTAAAGCTGTGCTTGTTAACCCTTGTGATTTAATATAGTCGTATACAATATTAATATATCCAGAAGTTTGTGCTGTGGAAGGTAAAATGTAATTAGATGGTGATTGTCTGTATTCACCATTGTATACTTTTTGATCGATTGCATTCTTATTGTTTCTTGATATATCAAAAAATACTCCTGCATACTTCGCTGGATGTGCTAAAAATTTTGCTATCTGTTCAGCAAATCTCCATGACGAAGATGAACGCCATGCCCATTCTGCTGGTCCCATGTCGCCATATGACCATTTGCGTGATAAGTTAAGAGAGTTAGTTGTATCATCTGTAAGTAATCCGGCATTAGGCGGAGCAACTAGTTCACCGTTTTCTCCTGTAGGAATTACAGAATAAATGTTGGTACGTTTGTATTTGTTATATGTACCTGCCCTGTCTCCTTGTGCTATTGTGCCTCTAGCAACATCGTTCCATAACACATTGTTTCCTCTTGTATAAGGTGCAGAACCGTATCTGCTATCCCACCAATTAGGCTTTGCTCCAAAACCAAACATTTCCCATGGCGTCGAGTGTGGCGATACTGTGTCAAAGTATTCTAAATATACACCACGCCAGTGTCCCGGCAATGGATTTTTGTCTGTGTTCCGATTAATTGTTTTAGAATAATCTGCATAATTCCAAGTGAACGGTTCACCGTTTTGATAAACATCATTGCTGACATAATCTATCCCATTTGTGCCAGTCCAATAATAAAAATCACGTGCATATGCATTAATAACTTCAGTCCTAGTATAAGAGTTTGTTTTAAATCTTCCATATGAAAATTCTAATGCTTCAGGATTGTGTGTGATTTTTATATTGTTATAAATTCTTTTTTCAAATTCTAATAATATATCATCACGGAAATCATTAAAGCCAATTGTTCTACTACCGTCGTGTCCTTTGATGGTTAACAATCCTTGAGTGGATGAATCTTCATTCAAATAGATGTCGTCGTTTTCTAAAGTTGGTTCGTATGCAGGTGCTAATCCTAATTTACTTGGTGTTGGTGGCACGAATGTTGCCACGGTGCTGTCAAACTCATCAACTGTAATCTTATCGTTTGTCTCAAGTGCTGTTTTAATATCAAACCCAACAAAATTAGCTGAATCATCTAGTCCAATAAATTCATAGTCTTTGCCATGGACCAATTGTGTTCCGTTCAAATAGATATAGATTGCTTTTTGACTTAGAGTTTTTAAATCATATGCAGTTGTTATAGGATATAAAGTCACAGCAGAATCAGCCACTGTGTAATTTAATGTGGTCTTATCATCTCCATATGCAATCATGTCTGAGTCATAATAAGCAAAACTTGCATTTTTGTTTGCGTTGATTTCATCTAATATTATGTCTAAATTTTTAGAAGCAGAATCTGTCATAACAAGTGTTTCAGATTTTCTTAATATGTTGGTTTTGAACTGCTCATAATCTACACCTGTTTTCCTCCAGGCGTCAATAATGTTTAATGTATCATCACGTAACATCAAAGATGCNAAAGGCATACTGCCTTCGTGTTGCACAATTTTTGTTGCGCCTTGAATTACNTCTTTTTTATCACGCGAATTATTTGCTCCTACAATTGATCCAGATAAGTCGTCTAATTCTTCAAGTGCAGAATACCAATGTTTTGCATAATCACCTATTGTCAGTGTGCTTACACTTTCGTTCATTGGATTATTTTGTGCCACTGGAGGAACTTCATAATATCCATTTTCTGTTCTTATGCCAGTTGTTGACTGAGACTTTATTGTAACAATATCATTTTGTTTTACTGCTGTGGTTAGTTTTATAAACAGTTTATCTTGTACTCCAGATACTGTGGTGTATTCGGTAGTTTTTATTCCATTAACAAATACAAGCAAAGTAAGATCAGATAGTGAAGCAGGAATTTGGAATGCGCCTACCTCAAAGTCAGTTTGAGATAAATCAGCAACATACTGTTCTACCACTTTGTGATGCTTGTCAACTGTGTGTGTCCGATAATTATTAAGTAATTCTTGTTCACCAAACTGATCAGTTTTCCTCAAATAATATTTTTTAATATTGTCAGTAACTGCGGCTGTGCCTTGTACATATGTGATTGTGTCTGTGTTGAATGTGTCATTCACTTGCATGTCACTTAATAATCCTAGACGTGAATATATAACATTTGTGCCATACACAGTATCCGGAGTTCCTTGTGTGTCATCAGTGTTGATTTCAAATACAGTTGAACCTGTAAAATCTGTTGATATAAATGTATCTAGATTTGACAACGATATCTGTGTATCTGTAAACACATCAAACAAAGGTTTTTGTTGTACTTTTGTTTTTTGTTGCGAATATGTCCATGCCTGATCGGCCGATGAATAATGATATGCTATGCCTTGATTGTTGCCACGCTTGCCAACAATGGAAGTTGCATCTGCTATGGCTGTTGAATCATCCACAATCTGCAGATGCAGTCTTGTTGGATTAATTGCTGTTGAGTCACCTAGATCATAAAATTTGACTTGAAATATTTTATCGTTCTGCTCTGTGTCTTGTGTAAACACAACAAGATCATTTTCTCTCAATGATGTGCCATCTGCTATAAATCCAAGTGTGCCACTGACCAATGATAAAGCATCAGTAACTTGTGTATCAACAACGTCAACCAACCTGTGTGTATATCCATGATTGTGTAAATTTAACCCAGGTTCAAATTCAATAATAGGCCTTTTTGCTCTTTGATCTTCAGTAAGAACAACAGCATTATTATTTTTCGAATTAGATAATGCAATTACATCTTTGTGAAACCATCTGTTGGATCTAGACCATGCATTTCTATCACGTGCTGATCTATTGACTGTCCAATAATCAACTGCCACTAACTGTCCTGTAGAATTATCCCAACCTGTTGTATCAAATCCTTGTGTGCCACTCTCATCAAATATTGCTCCTAACTCTTTGGCCCATGTGCCATAAGTTCTAATTTCACTTTCAGGAGTAAGTGTGATCGACGTGCCTACACCTTCAACATAATAATTTTTATTTTGATAAGATTCTATAATGTCAGTGGCAATCGAAACCGGCAGGCCATTAGTAACAGTCAACCCAGTATAGTCTGTAAACTCTGTTGTGCCAATTAAATTTTCTGCAGGGTCAAAATTTTCATCTGCAAGATCTCTAATAATTATTCTGCCTTTCATTCCTATATGATTTTGACACTGATAAAAAATTATTGTAGGATATTGGGTACTAGAATCACTTGCTGGTACTTGCAAGGTCACTGTTCCGTTGTCAGCACCGTTGTTTTCAACCATTGGCGATTCCAACATATCTTGCGTTCCAGTACCATACTGAGATTTAATCGAGAATGGATGTCCAACTGCATCAACTTTAAACTTGTATGTGTTACCTTTGTATACAATTATGTCTGGATTGTTTGCTGTCTTATGACTGAATTTGTAAGCGCCACTGAATGAATTTACAACATCAAATTGTACTGTTGCTCCAGGAGTTCCTGTTTGCAATCTTATGGGCGATAATCCTTGTGGCAGCCAAAAATATTCTCTATAGTTTACAAACTTGTCATGATCTATTGGCGGAGCATAAGAATAAGTTTGATTCTCTAGTAATCTATCGTGTTTAATTTTTGTGCCACCTTGTGCCTCTATATCATTTATTACATCAATGTA